CTATCACGATGAAGAATACCTTTGTTAATTGCGGAGTTTTGGGCTTCTTCTAAAGTTGCAAGCCCCCAGCTTTTAGTTTGCTTTAGTTCGTGGCTTGTAGCACCTCTGTAAAGCATATCCATTTTACGAGTTTTAACAACATCTGCAAGCTGCTTACCAAAACCCCAAGTAAGCCCTAATTCTTGTTGCCTTTTTAAAATCTTTTGATCTATTGAATTAAGTACGCCATTTGCACCGCTTGTAGGATCTGAAGGGTTAGCCATAGCGTCTTTGCCCATCTTTGAATAATAACCTTTTTGCGGATCGCAAAGTTCTTCACGTTCTAATTGATCTATATAATTACTTAACGCAGCAGCATTTGTTCTTTGTATTTGATGGTGCATATTAGCCATACTTCTTACAAAGAATTCTGAACTTTCGCCAAGTTTTTGCGTTGCTCTTGCTATGCTTGCCCCGAATGCGTCAGGGTTTGCATTTACTCTATAATATGCAGTAGGTGTACGGCTTACCCCTACTTTGCTTTCGTATTGTGGTATTGCAACCATTTCAATTCCCCTCTATGCTATCATTGTGCCATTGCCTATCAAAGCCTTATTTGATACATCAAAGCCGCCACTCATTTTATTCCTGAAGATTTTGATATACCACCTAAGCCGCCCATACCTCCACCAAGTGAAGTCATTGCAGAACCTAATTGCCCAAAGGCTTTTAAACCTCCCGCAGCAGCTTCAATAGTTCCAGCAGTCTTAGCATTTCTTGCAGCAAATTCAGACAGATTAGCTTCATTTGCAAAGTTGTTTGCTTCTATTTCGTAGTTTCTTGCTCTTTTTTCAGCGTCATACTCTATCATCAATGCGTCTAATTCCCCAAGCATTGCAGTATCTTCAATAGTATCTAAGGCAGTTCCGTAACCTACATCAATGCCGTTTGCAGCCATTGCTACTTCTTGTTTTCCGATAGCTTGAAGTGTAGCTATTCTTTGTCTTCGTGCTTCTTCAAGCCCCGCTTGCCTTTCCATTGCGGCATTGTTCATAGCTATTCTTTGGTTTTCTTTTGCTACTTGTGCTTTATAAGCATTTGCAGCAGCTTCAGCTTTTCCAGCCTGATAACTTCCAACCGCACCCAGTGCAGTTCCAGCAATACCAGCAACTGTACCAGCTACCGCAACGCCACCAATTACGGCAGCAGTTGTAGAAGTAATAACCGCAGCACCCGCAGCAGAAGCACCAGCCGCCGCTACTGACATACCTATACTTGTTGCAATGGCAGTACCTATCGCAGTAAATACGCACATAAATTTATTCCCCCAAACCTTTAACTGGTCTTACACGGTAGAAGAATTCAAAACCTTCAGGGACATCAACGCCTTCAGGGTTAGGGTTATCAAACTTATAACCAAGCCAAGATAACCATTTTTTAGCAAGCCAGTTTTCTTTGTAAATCACATTATAAGTAAGCCAAAATTTTTCATCTGCTTTTTCTATTTCTTTTTTGAGTTCTCTTAATATACAAATAGAATGCTTACCTATTTCTTCAGTGCATAGCAGCCAAGCACAACCAATACCCTCTGCGTCCTTTTCTGCTTGCTCTATTCCACCCATACATACGGGTTTTTTCTCATCTTTGCTTTTACCAAGCATTACATAAAAGTTTGTACTCATTATTCTTTTAAGGACTTCTTCACGCCAGTTTTCACCCCATAGGGCTTGTACTTCCAGCTGATCTTCAAGCCTTAAATTATCCAAGATGTATTCTACATCTTCATTTGTTTTATTCGCTCTATACATCTGTTGCTTCTTCCTCTACTGTTACAACTACGCTAACACTTGTAATTGTTAGTGGTAGCGGGTGTTTTTGTTTGATTTTTACTGTTGCTTCTTCTGTGTAGTCTGCCGCTGGATATGCTAAAACATCACCACTGAATAAATAACCCGCATCATCTATACTTTCTTTGCTTCGTGGGTTTTGAACTTCTACGCCGTCCATACCTACTACAAAAAAATCTTCTCTTGATTTATCTACTTTTATATTTGTTGAGGTTATCAGCTTCTTAAGCCCGTGTGTATTCTCACCTTCTATATTTAATGTTTCAAGTTCAAATTCGTAAGGTAAACCTACTACTACTTTTGACGCTTCATAAGGTAGAGTTATAGATCCATTCTCGACTACAAGATCCGTACATACGCCGCCGTCTGCAAGTGCTACTACTGTTTTACCTTCAAGGTGCGATAAACCTCTTAAAGTTTGTACTGGCTCTTCAAATTCAGCTTTTAACCCGCTATCAACAAAAAAGCCTTCCGTTGCGTTATCTATTAAGCGTGAGTGCATACGCTCTATGTATCTTTTAGTTACGCCGTTAATTTCTCTTTTTATAACAAAATAAGCTACATCTTCAAAACCTTCACGGATAACCGCTACGCTTTCAAATTCCCCGTCTGTTATATGTTTATGCCAACCCGCCACTTCTTGCTTTTTGTTATAAGTTAAGGCATTCAGTGTGCCGTCTGACATCACACACCACAAAATACGGTATGGCTCTTTAGAATAAGCCATATCTACTACTTGCTTATTTTCAAATAAATGACTTGCAAAAATTGTTAATTCATCACCATTATAACTATCTGAAACATATTCATAGCCAAGATCTCTTACTACCGATCCGCCAGCTTGAACAAATAAAACCATATTACCTGAAATAACTGGCTGTATGTGAGAACAGCCATAATAACTTTGCGGCATACATAATGGAGGTGAAGAAGCTGAAAAAGTCCCGTCAGATCCATTCAGCTTCCATTCCGCACCTGAAGTCAATACTATTAAATCATTTAACCCTATAAGGTGTCTGATCTCGTTTACTTCTCTTTCAGATAATTTTATATTGATACTATCTGAAGCGTTTAAAGGTCTTGATATATTAAAGTTATTATCTGTCCCTGTTTGTGTTGTTACTAAACTTTGTGGTGCATTTTTAAGACAGCCAAATAGTTTTCTTTGCTGAAAATAATTTACGCAAGCTGGATTATTCCCGTTCTCAAAAGGATCACGGGCAATAGGAGCAGTAGAGGTTAAGTCGGGTTCTATTTTATCATCTTTAAAAGAAGTGCCTTCAGCTGTTCCAACAAAGCCAAAAATACCATTTACGCTTCTATAAATATTATATTCTGCTGCGTCTGCAACTGCATTCCAGTTTATAGTAACATATTCAGATGTAGTCCAGCTGCTTTCTAAATGTCCTGTTACACTTACTACGGCGGATCTGTCGCTTTCTTCGTATGTTTCTTTTTTTACTGCCGTAACTACATATTTATAAGTTGTTGTATTTGAGCTAGTATTACCAGTCCAAGTCGCACTTAAACCAGTAGGTGCTACAATTTGAGCAGCTGATACAACATTATTTAAAAGCCAATTATAATGACTTGTTCTTGACAATTCCCTTGCGGTATAATTATTGTTGCATATAGTTAGCACATCGGCATTTTGCCCAAATTTAAGCATAAAAAGATCATCGCTTAAATACGGCGTTTCTGTTTCTACAATACTTCCCGCATTTTCGCTACCTTGTGGGTAAACAATTTGCCCGCCGTCTTTGATATAGCGTGCGTATTCTTCCCCAAGTTCAATTATATAGGTTTGTTCCGTGTTAAAGGAAAAAGGTATAATGCGGGTTTTTTTGCTGCTATCCTTAACTTCGCAGATCATTTCTAACCCAGCTCTGTTAGATACGCAGCCTTCCGCTCTTACAAACCCATTCTTTAAAGTTTTTAAACCGTTACCATATTTAGCTAAATCATTTCTTGCATATAAAGCGGGGGCTAATTCACCCCCAGTAAATGACTTTTGAGTTAATCTTGCCATTTTAGTTCCTTGCTTCGATCCAGTCGCACTCTTCTTCGTTCTTTAAAAAGCCTTCGTTTGCGTCCCTTGTTTTCGCTTCTCTTAGCATTTGTCCGTAAACTTGCAAGCAGTCGCTAGTTTTAACTCTTGCACCAGTTATAGAGCTTGCAGCAAGAAAAGCTAAGTACCAAGATAAAGCCATTGCAAATTCAGGTGTATAATAGGCTTCTTCAGCTACATTCCTTGTGTAACGGATAATAGCTGGCGTAACATTTGCATATAAAACTCTTTTGCCTGTTTCGTCAGAAGCTGGCTCAAATTCTACCTTATCAAATTCGCCCACTTCATTTGCTGCAACTCTTACAGAATTTGCATATTGAGTGTTTAAATATCTTTTATCAAGGTTTTGGAATAGCTCTCTAACAAATAAACAGTCGTTAGGATAATCATATTTATAAGCAAATTTAGGGTTAAGACTTGTGTTATCAGTAGGCGTAAGCTCTCTATAAGTGCTTGCAAACCCCCAATCGTGGTCTGTCAAGGTTTTTTCTTTTGCAGTATCGTAAAATTCGTTCAATACAACTGTATTACGATCTGTTTGTGCTGCACCTTGAATACCTACTGATACCCCCAAGTTTTTTAAAGCCATATTAAAGATTTTAGCTTTAGTGTAAGTTGCCATTATTCTTCGCCTTCGCCTTTTTCTTCTTCGCCTTCTTTGTCTTTTTTAGCTGCTGCGATTTTTGCTTTTAAAGTATCAACTTTCCAGCCAAGAATTTGATTACCTTCAATACCAGCCGCTTTTGCTTCTTCAAGTAAAGCGTTTTTTTCTGTTACTGGTAGTTCGCCTACTTTTGCATTGTTTGCTTCGCCTTCTTTGTCTTTTTGTCCTTCTTTGTTTGTAGCTTTTGCTTTTACTACACCCACTGGCTCTGCCCAAGAAGGTAATTTATCTGCGTCTTCGCAAGGATAATCAATAATAATATCTTCTGCCGATAAATCAGGATCATATAATTTATTACCAAACCAGCACGCTTTAATTACTTTTACTTTCATTTATTTACTCCTTCATTGATGTAAATAGCTTGTCTGCTCTATTTACAAGATTGTCTGTTACTTCTTTTTGAATAGCTGCCTTTTTAGCTACAAGTTCCATAAGTTCTTTATTCTGCTTAATTTCTTCTGCTCTTATAAGAGTTCTTAAGGCTTCGTCCACTTCCCAGCTATCAATAGTTAATTTTGGTTTTTCTGCTACGGATTCTTCCATTTTTATTTCCTTTCAGAAAAAGGGCAGATATACTCTGCCCTTTTATTTGTTACGCTATGTGATGTCCTTCATTAGAACCATCTACAACACCAGCAGTAATTTTGCCAGCAGTAGCGTTGCTTCCAGCCACAGTATAATAAAGTCTTAAATACTTTTTAATACCTTTTGGTAAAAATTTGATAGGGAATTTATAACCAGCTACCAAATCTGCAACACCGATAGCGCCTGTTTCTACAAGTGTTGTAACACTTGAAAAGGCTTCAGTATCAGAAGTTTGTACGCCTACTTTTACTGAAGTGCAAGTAGCGAAGTCTGCTACAACTTGTGCAAGAATTTCTACTGGTTCGCCTTTTCCAATATCACCATTTACCTTGATTACATTTGTAGAAGCCGCTGAAGCTGTTACAGCCTGTTCATCTGAAAATAATGCTTGTTCGTCCATTATCATTTTAAATACTCCTTATAATTATGTGTAACTCTAAGAAGCTGCCATTAAACTACGGCAGCTTCAGTATCTAAGATTTGATCGCATTCTCTGATAGGAATACCTTTATAGTGCAATGTTTTTTCACCTAAGTATTCTTGCCAGCTGAAGTGGATATTATCTTTAGCTTCTACTTGTTTTTCAAAGTGCATTAAAGCATTTGTGTTACAGTAGATAACCCTTTTGCCGCCAGCAGCATATCTTTTTGTTCTGTAATTTGCTATTCTCATAAGGTCAAGCAAGTTAGCAGCACCTGCACCTTCAAGATCAGATACATCAATGTTTGCGATACGGCAAGTTGAACGCCAGTCTTTTACTGTTACGCCGCTATCCATTTTGTAGTGATCTTGATATACTTTTCTTTTGCCGCCGTTAGCGTCTGTTTCAGTTTGTACGCCATCGTCTGTGTGTTGAATACCAGCTTTAGAACCTTGCGGATAAACCATAGAAACGTGTTGATCCCCGTGAGTTACAAACCAAATTGAAGTATTGTCAGAACCTTTGCCGCCACCATCAATTACGTTGTAGCCAATGTTTTTCTTATCGTTTGATAAAGAATTGTAGCGAACTGCTAAACCATCAAAACCTTCAGGTCTTGTGTCAGTGTTTCCATAAAAGAATTCTGTTTGCATAGCTTGATTCATTGCTTCAATGAATGGCACTGATTCAGATAATCTGAATAGTTTTGGGTTAGGTGCTTTATCCACAAGATCTTTATCAACTACTGAAAATGCTTCTAACATACCAGTAGGATCTTTTACTTGTGCGGTTGTTGATTTAGAAGGTGCAACAAAGCCATACAATTTTCTGAATGTCGCAGTAGGCAAGCCTGTACGAATAGTGCTGATATGGTTTGAACCATCGTTACATTCCATTACGTTTACGTCTTGCATAATTACGTTTGTTTCATTCATCATTTCAATAATTGTAGCTGCTTGTTCGCCGCCTTCTGTTCTTTTTAGCCTGTCAGCTAAGTTAAGATACTTTGTTCCAAGTGTTGCCATAGTTTTTTACTCCTTATAACTTATGTGTAACTAATTTTCTGCCATTGAAGGATAGAGTATATCTTGTCTTTCCTTCTTCTCACCAGCTGCCCCACCAGCGGAATGAATAGAATCGTTTTTCATCTGTAAGCCAATATCTTTCAACGCCTTAATAAATTTAGGGTGAACATTCAAGCCACCTTCTGCAAGAAGTTCTCTTAGCCCTTCATCTTTAAAGAATGCGTCATAAGCAAGGTTTGCAGTTGCTATCGATTCATTTAATTTCGCACCGCCTACTTCACTATCAGTGTTTAGAAGTTGTTTGTAACCAGCTATCTTTGCTTCAGTAAGTTTCCCCATAGCTTCAACAGTCTGCTGCTGCGTCTGCTCTGTTAGTTCAACTGCCATCTGCATAAGATCGTTAGCACCCTTCTGCGATAGGTTTAGCTTTGCGGCATACTCGTTAAATTTTGTTGTCATATTTGCGTCAAGCTGCATATTTTCAGGTAGCTTAACTTCTTTATAATCGTAGGCTTCAGGTTTACCAAAAAGTTCGTTTTCTTCTGTTTTTTCTTCTTTCTTTTCTTTCTCTTGCCCTTCGCCTTCTTCTTTGTCTGCTGGTTGCTGGTCTTCTACAACTCCTTCACCTAAACTGGTTGCTGCTGCGTCTGAACCTTCGCCACCTTCAGTATTTGTTTGTGTTTGTGTTGCAGCTGCCTGATCTGCTGCTTGTGCTGCTGCGTCAATTCCAGCAGCTGCGTTAGTTTGATCTTGTGTCATTTTCCTGTACTCCTTTGTTAATAATTTCTATGTAAACTTCAGGTGTGTACTCTAAAAGTAAACTTCTAATATAAAGCCCGAAGTCCCCATATCCTCTGTTATAAATTTCCTGTCTTTCGTCCTTTGCAAGCCCTGTTCTGAAGCAGCACGATTTATCTATTAAGTGTTTCAATAAGTCCACGCAGTAACTATTTGTAACCGCATTTTCTACGGCTTGCTTTAAGTGTTCATCATCTAACATCTATAACCCCAGTCTTGCCATCAATTCACCGCCGAATGCGTCTGCACCGCCTACGTTTTTAATAACTTCAGAACCTTGTTGCAGTGCTGCCATTTGTTCAGCTTGCTCTTGCTTTTGTGCTTGTTGTTGTCTAAATATTTCAAGTTCTTCAGTAGGTGCAACTTGTTCAGGATCTATATTTGCAAAATCAGCATAATCATCTATGATTTTTTCAGCTTTTAATTTTCTTGCTAAAATAGGATCTACTGCTTGTGCAAGGTTTATAGTGAATGTGCAGAAGCGTTCCATACCAGCAACTTTTACCGCCTTTTGTGCTTGTGCAAGCATTGAAACAAATTCTATTTCAAGTTCTCTGCCTTGTATTTGTGCTGGCGGTTCAGGAATTAAGCCACGACTTAAACACTCTGTAAAAGCCCATTCCATAATTATTTTTAGTCCGCTATGCACTTGTTCAAGCAATGGACTAAGAAGCGTCATTTTTTCTTCTTTTAGTTCGTTTACTTCAGTAGCAGTTCTGCCACGTTCAGCAGTATTCAAAATCATTGCGAATAAATCATTAAAGAATAATTCATAAATTGACTGTCTTTTTGATTCCAGCAATACTTCTAATGGCTGAACAACTGCTGGCGGCACTTGATAAACTGGTGTTAAGCCGTCCCCATTTTGGTTGTTTTCTGTAAAGGTTGCTGGTGCGTCAGTAAGTTTTTTATTTTTAAGTTCAGCTGGTCCTTTCATTTGAGGGCTGCCGATCTTCTTAATTATCTTACCTTCATCAACTATCATAGCCATAAGCTGCTTTGCGTCAGGTAAAGCGTTTACGCCGCAACATTCAGTAGGGTAAACATCTTCCCCGTTTTCTTCCCCTTCAAATACAACATAAGGGAATTTATCAAAACCGCTTTTGCTTAAGAATTTATCTTTTTGCCCGTCCACTTCATAGTAAACAGATATATATTTTTTATTCTTTGCCCATACTGAAGTAGGCATATATTCTGCGTTAGGCTCTACAAAGTGTACTACTTCAAATACTTCTTCGTATCTTTTTTGTTCTATACATTTAAGAACTGTATCTGATACATTTTCTTTGCCGAATTTTTCATATAAGTTCTTAGCAGTTTCAGTATAAACACGGCACATAGTATCAACTACGCCCCGTTCATCTTTTGCATATCTATATGATCCGATAGGCAGCAACTTGAACGGG